CAAGGTGTATTATTAGTTAGACCATATACAAACGATATCTGTAAACATTGGCGTTTTAAAACACCTTCTGAAGCATTTATATCTGCCACAAAAATTTTACATATGTACCATGTGTATAAAACAAAAAGAGATTTTATAGGTATGGATATGGCAAGAAAATTTTTAGAAATGGGATTTACTAGAGCAAGAAGATATGCTAATCATAGTGATGGTAGAATATACAATGATAAGTTTGAAAGAATACCACAAAATAAAGATTGGGCAACAAATGATAAAGCAAAGTCTGCTAAGATATTCAAAAA